CGGTAAGGTCTATGGTTACAACAACATTAACGAAACGACGGCGAGGGTTGTGGCTCAGCCCAACGCCTCCCGTCAGCGGATTCGTTTCCACAACCCCGGGCCAAATGACATCTTTGTCGCCCCGGTGAATGTGCAGAATGTCCTTGGTACCGCGCCAACACAACCGTCCAACCAACCTCTGGTTCTTACCAACGGCGCTTTAGGCGGCAGCATCCGCGTATATGGTAATGGTGGCACTCTCGACATCTCCGGCGAATGCCAAGGTGGGTGGCAGGCACTCAGCGTTACTGGCAGCGGCACAACCAATCCTCTCACCGTCGTGGATTCGAATACATGAGAAAGCTACTCCTTCTCCTTGGGCTTCTATTCGCCTTATCCGACGGGGCTTGGGCTCAAAACACCACATGCTCCAACCGCCCGGCCAGTGATAATTCCAACGCCTGCGCCAACACTCGATTTGTTCAAACTGCAATCTCATCCTTCCCCGGCGCTAATCCCGGAGGAACGAATGGACAGGTCCAATACAATAACGCCGGAGCGTTTGGCGGTTTCACCCTTGGTGGAGATGCAACCCTAGTTGCCTCTACTGGTGTTATGACTCTAAACTCGGTAAACTCTAACACCGGCACTTGGGGCGGAGCTACCTTCTGCGCCGCCTTTACCGTCAATGCCAAAGGACTTATAACCGCAGCGGCACAATCTGCTTGCACCCCAGCTATTGCCAATGTGACCGGTTTAGGCACCGGCGTAGCTACAGCCTTAGGTACCGCTGTATCAACCGCAGGTGGCTTGCCTGTTATTATTGCCAAAGGCAGTGCCCTAGCCCTCGGCACCTCAGCCATCTCCTCCGGAACCTGTGCCACTGCCGTTACCGCCACAGCCACAGGCGTCACTACCAACGATACGTTAAACGTATCCTTTAGCGCCGATCCTACTGCTGTCACTGGTTATACCCCATCAACCAATGGAATGCTCACTATCATTCCATATCTCAGCGCCAACAACATCAACGTCAAAGTCTGCAACAACACCCTCAATTCCATAACCCCCGGTGCTATTGGGTTGAATTGGATTGTAGTCCGATGATTCGCTTCGTTTGGTTTCTACTCATTTGGCTATTCACCCTCTCCGCAGAGGCAGGTCAGCCATCCCTTCCATGGCCCGGACCCGGCGCTGCTGGAGGTATCAATGTCACATGGGACCCGGGTAATAAAGGCGCTAATATCAGCCTTTCCAACGGAAACCTTGACGCCTCAAACACAACTGCTGGCTTCCAAAGCGCCCGTAGTTCCATAGGCAAGACCAGCGGCAAGTGTTACGCAGAAGTAACCGTCACTGCCTCAACTGCTACCAATATCATCATTGGATTCCTCAACCAAACCGCGTCCCTCTCAACCTATGTTGGCAACTCCGCTAATGGTCGAGGGCTTCAAAACAACGGATCGAACTACGTTAACGGATGGACTGCCGGTTCAGCTGGTGGTTCGTATGGAAACGTGGTTATAGGATTGGCTTTCGATCTCGGCACTGGCAATGGCTTCATCGCAGTCAGCAACACTTGGCAAGGCTCCAGCAATCCTGTAACCCAAACAAACCCATGGGTTACAGGTCTGTCCGCTACTGTATACATTGGCGGTTCTCTTGGAACCACCGGTAACACCGTTCGACTTGGTACCCGTACAAGTCAATTCACCTACTCACCGCCAAGTGGCTATACGCAATTCTCTACCTGCTAAGGATCGCCAATGGTCGAAGAAGTATCCGACTCCGATCGCCTTCGAATGATCCATACAGAGATCAAGACCATTCGCGATCTCGTCTCCAAGGCCGTTAATGCGATGATCGAGGCGGAATCCGAAGTCCCGGAAAAGATGCGTCGGTTCATTATGTATATGCACGATATGCATGATGTCAAAAACCTCTACGACGAACATGGCATTCCCTGCCCTCCCTATGTTCTTCGGGAAGTGGAACGCTGCGATGACCGCCTGAGGCAAATCCTCGAAACCCTCCATACCGACGGCGGGGCGTTTGAAAAGGTACGCCAAGAGATGGCGGCTGATCCAAACAATCGCTGGGACCATACTCGATTGCTATCCAAACCACAGGAGACTAAATCATGAAACAAGGCCGCGCTACGACCTCAATGGTAGGGTCGACCAAGACCGAACCCAAATCCAAGGCAGTTGACGTCTGTGCTGTTGCTGAGCTTGGCATCCACGAATCTCGCCATACCTCCGTTCCGCTCTACGAGGGCCGCGGCTTGGAGGCACCAATGGTTGGTACCACTACCCACAAATCCGGCTCTCAAGGGAAACACTGAAATGGCTGAGACTGAAATTGATCTTGAACGTGCCGTGGTGTTGCTGGACCTGATCCACAAGATCAGCACGATCACTCCACAGAACACCGGCCTGCTTGGTGTTGCTCAGGCGGAGCTTCGTAAGATCGAAGATGAAGCTAAGCAAATTCTAGCAGATCGTCGTGAGGCTGCGGCTCAAGCGGAAGCCGATGCTCGTGCTGCTGCGGCTCAGGAACCTATGGCCGAAGACGAGGACGAAGATGAGGAGGATGAATAATGGCTCGTGACATTCTCAGCGAATACGGCCGCGATTCCTCAACCCCTGAACGTCCCCGTGCCACCAACGGCGGTTGCTGTGAACCAAAAGACCTTCCCTATTCCCCTCCGGTAGGCCCTAAGGGTCAAATGCATTCCGGTCCGGGTCTTGGCGGAACCAACCACGGCAACAGTGTAAACCAAGGTAAGCACTAATGACAACCGTCACCGACATCGTTAACCGGGCGCTACAAACAATCGGCACACGTACGACGGTGACGGCGTCTGAACTTGCCAACAATGACACCAACGAAGCCATTCAGGCAAATCTAATCCTCAACAACATGCGGGATGATTTGCTTCGAATGGCTCCGTGGGATTGCGGAATGAAAACCGCAAACCTTGTCTACATCACCTCCCAACCCGGTACGCCTGAGAACACATCCCCAGCGACCCAACTCTGGCAGCCGGGGCAGCCTTCCCCTCCTTGGGCGTATGAATATCAATACCCAGCGGATTGTCTCCGAGCCTGCTTCATTATCCCTTCCACCAATACCGGCTTTGCAGACGCAGTCCCTATCACAACCGCAGTCACTGGCGGCGCCTCATCTTATTGGTGGGGCCAGCCAATTCGGTTCAAGGTCCAGAACGATCAATTCCGTCCAGTCACCGCTGCGGTAGTTGCTAATGGTGGTAGCGGATATGTTGTAGGAGAAGTTGTAACCCTCGCAACTGGCCCCAATACATCCCCTCCAATTGGCGCTCCAGCACAGCTTCGAGTAACCGCCGCTCCCGGTGGCGTGATCTCCACTGTCGAAGTCATTACCGCAGTCGATGACTCCAACCCTCCTCTTGGCGGATCATACTTCCTCGTCCAGCAAAACCCTGTGGCCCAAGGTTCGTCGGATGGCGGCGGTACAGGCGCAACCTTCAACCTAACCCAAGGCCCTGTCGCTTCCCAACGGGTGATCCTCACCAATCAAGAATTCGCAACCCTAACCTATGTCCAACGCATCACCGATCCAAATGTGATGGACACCCTATTCCAGTCTGCTTGGATCAACCTCCTCGGCAGCGGCCTTTGTATGGCCCTAACAGGAGATCGCAGTCTAGCCAATGCGCTGATCAAAGAAGTTAACGATGCCATCACCTCCGCCCGCAATGCCGATGGCAACGAAGGCCTAACCATCAACGATGTAACCCCCGATTTCATTCGTGTCCGTGGGTTATGGTATACCGAAGGCCTTGTCTCTGGCCCTTATGGTGGATATGATTGGGGTGGCCTCTTTCCGTTGTATTAAGGTTTACGCTTAATGTCCGACACACGCATCCAAGCCTCATTCAATGCTGGTGAATTCGCTCCTAGCCTATTCGCACGGGTAGACCTTGCCAAATATCGTAGCGCCGCGGCTCTACTTGAGAATTGGTTTGTGGACTATCGTGGCGGCGCCTCCACTCGACCCGGAACCAAATACATCCTCCAAGCCTACAAATCCGCCACAGCCGTACGACTGATCTCCTTCCAAGCCTCATTCACCGTTGGCTATGTGATGGAGTTTGGCGATCGTTACATTCGCTTTTTCCTCAACGGCGCTCCAGTATTAGAAACTGGTAAAGCTATTTCAGCCATGATTCTTGGCGCTAATACCCAAATCAATGTCCCGGGGCAGAATTATGCGAATGGTGATTGGGTCTACATCACCAACATCAACGGCCCGACACAACTCAACAACAATTATTACATCGTCTCAGGACTTGTTGGAGATACCTTCACTCTCCTAAACCTCGATGGCTCTGCTGTCGTATCCACAGGATTCCCTTCCTACATCTCTGGAGGTATCTCTTCCAAAGTCTACACTCTACCCTCTCCGTATCTCGCAGCCGATCTCGCACTGATTAAATTTGCACAAAACATCAACAAGATGATCCTGTGCCATCCAAATTATCCCCCATATGAATTGACTACAATCTCAGCTAACAACTGGACCTTGCTTCCAATTGTCTTTGGTTCATCCGTCGGTAATCCTACCGGACAGACTGTAAACACAACCCTTGCTGCAGGAACGGTAAACTATTCCTATTGTATTACCTCAGTTGATATTAATGGACAAGAATCCGCAGGTGGATCATTCGCTACTCTTCTAAATCGAACAGACATCCGTACTGTCGCAGGCACCAACACCGTTACATGGAATGCTGTTTCAGGCGCCACGAGCTATAATGTCTATCGTGCCCAACTGAGCTACGGTGCCGCAGTGCCTTTGGGCTCTCCGCATGGATTCATTGGCAATGTTACCGGCACCTCTCTCGCAGATACAAACATCTCCCCTGACTATTCCCTCACACCACAAATTGGGCGCAATCCATTTTCTGGAACGGGTATAGCTTCTGTAAACGTAACAGCCGCAGGCACTTACACTACCGTTCCAACAGCAACTGTCGCTGCGCCTCCATCAGGTGGGACGGCTATTATCTCCCCTGTCCTTGGTGCCATTGGTTGGGCCACGGCAGTTATCAATGGCGGCAACATTGTTGGCGATACGTTGGTGATGACAAATTCCACCGCCGGAGTCGTCCTAACCGTCACTTCAGTATTCAGCGGCAACATCACCGGTGTCGTTATCACCAATCCCGGATCAGTCCTTTCCGGCCCCGTACCAGCCAATCCACAAATCTTCACCACTGTTCGCACTGGCCTTGCTAACAACTCCTTCACCCTGACTTGGGGAGTGGTGCTAGTCAATATCGTCCAACAAGGTTCCGGTTATCTAACCGCTCCTGCAGTCACATTCTCTAGTGGCGCAGCTACAGCAACTACAACCCTGCAAACATCCTTTGGCAGTAATCCATCCGTCCCCGGATTCTTCCAACAGCGCCTTGTTCTCGCAGTGCCTAACAACGCATCACAAACCTTCTACATGTCCCAGCCCGGAGATGGGCGTTATTACAACTTCAACGTCTCCAATCCAATTCTTCCCGATGATTCCATCACCGGCACCCTTGTCTCGGGTGTATTGAACACAATCAAATCCATGGTCCCTCAGACCGCGGGCTTGCTTATGTTCACCGATCGCTATAGCTGGCTTATCAATGGTGGTAGTGGCGCAGGATCGCCTGTGTCCCCAGCGGATACGGTAGCGAATGCCCAATCCTTCAATGGCATTTCAGACGTGCCACCAATCGTAGCCAACTACGA